TGCCGCTGGGGCATGGCGAAAAATCCGTTATGATGATTTTGCCGTACATGTGCCTTACGGAAGAAGAAATGCTGGCGATTCGCTGGCATATGGGGCGTTTTGATTCGTCGGCCGATACATACAATGGATTGCAGACGCTGAATGCGGCACAGCGTACATCGCCTTTGGTAACGGCCCTGCATCTGGCCGATATGATGGCGTCGTGGTTCGACGAAACGAGCTATGAGTAAGGCCGACATGATCCGCCGGGCCCGATCGGCGTTTCGCGAAGTGCTGGAAGCGATGGAACAGCCGAAATCGCAACTATTGCAACGGGACCCGGCTATTAAAGGACTGGTTGAGAATATTGTACGACGTGTTGAAGAGGCGCGCAAGCCGGAAAACTGGCCTGTCGAGGAGTACCCCGACGAATTTGCAAAATACCACCCGCAAGACCATCATCTATGGGCCTGGCTGTTATATCATGCGGCATTTATTTCCGATGACCTGGCGTCTATTTTATGTATTTTGCGAGGCATGGGGTGTGAACTCGTGGAACACCCGCAATATGGTTATGCTATTCGCCCCATAATCGGCGGCAAGGGCTTTGAAAGCATGGAACAGTATAATTACACCAAAGAGCCGCTAAACGCGCTTACAGGCGATTTATTGCCCCTTTTGAAGCAGCTACGAGACGAGGTACGGCGGGGTAAGGTAATTCCGGCAAGTGAGTATCGGCAGGGACGGTTGGGAGAGTGAGATTATGAAATGGCATAAAGCAACGAAGGTATTACCGCCGTTAGATGAGGCGGTATTAGTTAAAAATCCTTGTATTGATAACGATTACAAAATGTGTAAGTTGGAAGTTTTTGATAAAGATAATCTTATATTTCAAGTATTGGATTATGATAGCAAAGATTCTTATTTTGATATTCAAGAAGGCACATTATGGGCAAGAATAACATTGCCGGAGTAGGAGGTCAACATGCAACTATCGAATCAGGCACGACGGCATATTGCTGTCAACGCCGCGATTGCCAGTACGCAGGTATTAATTTACCAGGCGCTGCATGACCGGTACGGTTTCGGCCGAGGCAGGTTTGCCAAAATCGATGCGGCAGTTGATGAGTATAGCCGGCATATTAACCATGACGGCGACCGGTATAATACGTATCGGGATGCGATGGATGCCGCCGGTTTGGATCTGCGTCTCAAGCAGGACTTTATCCGCTGGCTTAAAAAATCCCTGGGGATCAGTGGCAAGGCTGAGAACACCGGGGCTGAGGCCGGCATGGAGTACACGTATACGCTGATGCTGTACGCGCTGTATGATGTGTTTGGCTTCCGGCAGAATCGGCTGCGGTGGCTGCAGGAAAAGCTAAAGTTTTACGCCTGGCTTATCCTTGACGGCGAGGTTATGATACCGGAGTTTATGAAATGCATGGAAATTGAATGCGGACAGAAGTTTGAAAATCTCGAATCGTGGGAGCAAAAATATGGGGAGCTGAAAATATATGGATAACATAGAAGTAAACTGCAGCACCTGCGTATATGCCCACTGCCATGAAAAGGATTACCCATGCTGCGAATGTAATCCGCATACGTTAGACCGATGGGCGGGGTTAAAGATGTTTGGCGTTGAGTTTGGTCCTGATGGGCCGAGAGAGGAGATAAAGCGATACGATGACAGCAAAAGAATACCTGAACCGTGTACGACAACAGAATTACGTAGTACGACAAGCAGAGAAAGAGCTGACGGCGGTAAAATCTGATATTCTATCCTTGAGAGCCGCCAGCTTATCGGAGAAAGTATCTGGGACTAAAGAATCTGATTTGGCAGATAAATACGTCAAGCTGGAGAAATATTTTGATAAGGTGATTGCTGAATGGGATAAATTGATAGACATGCGCATCGAGGCTAAAGCGATGATTGCCATGGTCCCGGAAGGAAAACAGCAAGCGGTGTTGTACGCGCGATACATTAATTGTGAAGAGTGGGAACAGATAGCTTCGGAGCTGCACTACAGCTGGAAGGGTATTTTTAAATTACACGGCCGAGCTCTGAAAACTTTTGAAAGAGTACATGGAAGTACACTCGAAAAATGCGTATAATAATAGTGTGAAGATTTGAGATACAGAGGCTTTGCTGCCGGATATTCTGGCAGCGGGTCTCTTTTTTGTTTGCCATGAAAGCAGGTGAACCCATGGATCAGTGTGACGTACGGAGTTGCAAGCATGATCATAAGCGTAGATGTGCCATGCACCAAAGGCCTGTCGCAGGTCTGCATGTCAGTCGTACGAGCGGGAGGCAGATAACCGGACGGCGCTGGTCCATGGGCCTGTAAAGTCCGGAAATCGGCATCGGTTCTTCAGGTAATCATAGGCACATAGTGTAGCGGCAGCACGGCGGTCTCCAAAACCGCAGGCGGAGGTTCGAGTCCTTCTGCGCCTGCCAATTTTTCATAGGTTCTTTCTGGGGGAAAATTCTGCCGAGGTGCTTTCGAACCCCGAAAAAAGCGTAGATTTCAAGAAATTTTTATGCTTATTTATAAGCTGGCGAGGCATGGCAGGGGCATATAAGGGTGCAATGCATTACATAAAATCATAGTAATGTAAAGGAAATAGGGCTTTGGTATGCCGGATACGTATAAAAATATAAGTGAAAGGAGGCAATGCCGTGAAAATTTCTCAGAACTTAAAGGAGCTCACGACGACGCAGGTAGAATTTGCGCGGGCATTGGGCATTACACAGCCGCGGGTTCACCAGCTGATTGCCGACGGCATTGTCACCCGAAGTAAAACCGGCGGCGTATTGGTCATAGACAGCTTGAAAAATTACTATCAGGCAAAGAGCGGAACCGACGAAGGCGGGACGGTAGATTACTGGACAGAGAAGGCGAAACACGAGAAAACGAAGCGAGAAATGGCCGAGATCAACTTGGCGAAAATGGAGGGCAGCGTCTATGATGCGAAGGTAGTGGAAATGGTGTTGACGGAGATGTTGGTCAACTTGAGGACTCAGTTGCTCGGCTTGCCGGCGGCGTTGGCCCCGCAGCTTGAAGGGCGCACCAAAGAAGAGATTTATGTGGTGCTTACGTCTAAAATAGAAGAGAAATTAGCGGAACTAAGCGAATATACACCGGATTTGTTTACAGAAGAGACCATTGGGGACGGTGATGGCAGTGAAAACGGCGAATGAGCTATGGGCCTATATAAGCCGCCGCGGGCTGAAACCGTTGCCTAAAACGTCGGTCAGCGAATGGGCCGATACGTACCGCATGTTATCGGCGGGCATATCGGCAGAGCCGGGGCGGTGGCGGACAAGCCGCGCACCGTATCAAAAGGAAATTATGGACGCATTTACCCAGCCGGGTATCCATTGTGTCGTCGTGAAATCTGCCAGCCAAATAGGCAAGTCGGATATTATGAATAACGTAATCGGCCGGTTTGCCCATTTAGACCCGGCAACTATCATGATGATTCAGCCGACTATCGACATGGCGCAGGACTATTCCAAGACCCGTATTGCACCGATGATCCGCGACACGAAGGTATTGAGCAGCTTGTTTTATGACGTTAAGGCTAAGGGCGAAGCCGTGGGGAAAACGCGCGATGGGAATAACACGATACTGTCTAAAATATTTCCAGGGGGCAGGCTGATTATGTGCGGCGCCAATAGCCCGGCAGGGCTGGCCAGTCGTCCCGTGCGGGTTTTATTAGCCGATGAAGTAGATCGTTTTCCAGACAGCGCCGGCGGCGAAGGCGACCCGGTAGATTTGGCGGCCAAGCGCATGACGACATATTGGAACTATGTCATGGGCTTGTTTTCGACGCCGACCTTTGCCGGGGAAAGCCGTATCGAAGCGGAATATTTGGAAGGAACTCAGGAAGAATGGCAGCATGAATGTCCGAATTGTCATGAATACCATTTGCTGACGCACCGGAATATGATTACGGATCACGCGGAGCATACGGATAACCAGGGGAAGCGGCATGTGACCGTTCACGCCGTATCATGGCGGTGCCCCGACTGCGGGTTTACTTTTCCAGAGCGGCAGATGCGGCATGTGCCGCAGAAATATGTGATGCAGAACGCTTCGGCGCTGAAAAAAGGCGTGCGAAGTTTTTTTGTAAACTGCTGGGCGTCGCCCTGGCTGCCCTGGATAAAGGTTATGCAGGAATGGCTGGAAGCGCAGGGCGATCCTGAACGGGAAAAAGTCGTGGTCAATACGCGGTTTGGCGAAACGTATGAGCATAAAGGCGCCTTTGATGGAATCGACGGATTCCTGCGGCGCCGGGAAACGTATGATGCGGAACTTCCTGACGGCGTGCTGATCTTAACGGCGGCTGTTGATACGCAAGACAACCGGCTGGAGTATGAGATTGTCGGCTGGGGAGAAAATGAGGAATGTTGGGGCATCAAAAAAGGTATTATCCTGGGCGCACCGGACACGGCCGCCGTATGGAAACAACTCGATGAACAGCTGGATAGGGAATACCGGTTCCGTAATGGAATGGGGCTCCTTGTAGCCCGCACCTTTATCGACAGCGGTGGGCATTATGGGAAAGAAGTATACGCGTACTGCCAACGTCATTTAGCTAGACAGCGGTTTGCCATTAAAGGGGCATCGACGCCGGGCGTACCGATTATCCATAAATACTCCAAAGTGAAAACGTCACGAGGAAGGACGATTCCCTTGGTGCTGATCGGCACGGATAGCGGCAAGCAGTACGTTATGGATAGGCTGGCTATTGACGTTCCAGGGCCGAAATATTTTCATTTTCCGCAGGATTTACCGGAAAACGAGGCAATAAGCGAGCTTTTATGGAATCGCGGTTATGATGAGATTTATTTCCGCGGCTTAATCGCCGAACAGCGCGTGCCGCGAAAGAAAAATGGGCGCGTCGTATGGCAATGGGAGAATATTGCCAAAGATAAACGGAATGAACCGCTTGACCTGCGCGTTTACAATCTTGCCTGCCTGCATAGCATGAATGTGGACTGGGAACAGCTGGAGCAGTTGGTTAACAGCGGAAATAATAACGAAAAACCGCAAAAAAGTGCGCCAAAGGTGCAAAAAAACGCCGTAAAACGTAGTTTTGGGTGCATAAAACGCGGCTTAAGAGGTGATTAACGTGGCAAATGAAGCTTTAAACCTGCGCTTGAAGCAGTATTTAGAAGCAGAAAAGGCTATTTTGATAGCCGGACAAAGCTATAAAATTGGCAACCGCACGCTGAGTAGGGCAGATTTATCCGAAATTCGCGAGGCAATCAGCAGCCTTATTGCCGCCGGCGCGACTGTAGACGGCAGCGGAAACGGCGGCGCACGCCGTGCGATGCAGGTAATTATGCGTGATTAGGAGGCAGAACCATGAAAAAACGTAAAAAAACATACCCGGCACGGGCGCGGCATCCTACCAGACAGGCATCCGCGCCCGTTGTTATTAACAGCCGTTACAGCGAAGGCGGGGCAAGCAGGACCAGAACTGCATTAAAAGGATATTACCCCCTAAAATCCAGTACAAAAGCAGATGTTGATGTTAACTTGCCTTTGCTTCGCAGCCGCAGTACGGATTTATTTTATAACTCCGCAGTTGGTGCAGGTGCTATTAACAGCAGTCGCAACAATGTTATCGGCGCAGGCCTGCGCGTATCGCCAAAGATTGATTATAAGCTTTTAGGGCTTTCGGCAGACCAGGCGAAAGAGTGGCAGCGCCACGCAGTCCGTGAATTTAACCTGTGGGCGGAAAGCAATGCCTGCGATTTATACCGTAAAAACAATTTTTACGATATGCAGGACATTGTTTACCTGTCTTACTTAATAGATGGCGATGCCTGGGCGGCGATTAAATACCGTAAGCCGCTGGCAGGCTGCCCGTACTGTACGCGCATTCAGCTGTTTGAAGCAAGCCGTGTTTGCAATCCGGACGCCGCAACGGCTTTCGGGCCGGTATCGCCGTGGGTGGTGGAAACAATTAACCCCAACACCGGCAACCGCATTATCAGCGGCGTGGAAATTGACGCTGACGGAGCTGTGGTAGCCTACTGGATTGCTAACCGAGTGCCGTTTGATTTAACAAACCCGGCAGGCAAGCTGGATTGGGTAAGGGTAGAGGCGTTTGGCAGGCGAAGTGGACGCCGAAATGTGCTGCAAATAAGTCATGAGGAACGCCCGGAACAATACCGCGGCGTTCCATACATTGCGCCGGCAATCGAAGTACTAAAGCAGGTAAGCCGCTACACATCAGCAGAGCTGACGGCGGCGATTGTAAAAAGCTACTTTACCCTGTTTTTTACCAGCGGTACCGGCAGCACAAATAACATCGGCGATGTGCTGGCAAGCACTTACGGGCCGCATGAACGTGTGGCACCGGAGGATTTGGACGGCATTGAAGTCGGCGCAGGTACGCTTAATCTTTTGCCGGAAGGTATTGACGTTAAAGCAATTGACGGCAGCCGTAACTTGTCCACGTTTGAACCGTTTGTAAATAACCTTATCTGCCAGATTGGTGCATCGCTTGGCATACCGTCAGAGGTTTTGCTTAGCCGTTTTCAATCGTCCTATTCAGCGGCGCGTGCTGCGCTTTTGCAGGCAGCGGCGGTGTTTAGAACAAGGCGCACCTGGTTTGCACGTGACTTTTGCCAGCCAATCTACGAAAGCTGGCTTGCAGAAGCCGTTGCCATCGGGCGCATAAAAGCGCCGGGCTTTGGCACGGACCCCGTTATTACAAAAGCATGGAGTGGTGCGGACTGGTTCGGCCCGGTAATGGGCTTGCTGGACCCGGTAAAAGAAGTAAACGGTGCGGCGCTGCGCATAAAATACGGCTTATCTACTGGCGAGCGCGAGGCGGCGGAACTTACTGGTACTGATTACGATAACAACATTGACCAGATTGCTATTGAACACAGCACCTGGCAAAGCAAAGGGCTTGAAGTACCGCGGGCAGATAATACCGGCGGCGACAGCGGGGGAGGTGAAACGAATAATGCCGAGTAAATTTTGGCAGGTTAAAAACGAAGTTAATGGAAATAGCGAGATTTTACTGTATGGACCAATTGCAGGCGAAAGCAGCTGGTGGGGCGATGAAGTAACGCCCCGGTCTTTTGCGGAAGATCTGGAGAACCTGGGCGGCAAGGACGTAACCGTGCGTATTAACAGCGGCGGCGGTGACGTATTTGCTGCGCATGCCATCCATAACCAGCTTGTAGCATATAAAGGCAGGGTAACGGTAGTTATTGACGGCCTTGCGGCGTCGGCGGCGACTATTATCGCCGTTGCCGGCGACAGGATTATCATGCCGGCAAATGCGCTGTTTATGATACACAACCCCGCTATCGGGTTAAGCGATTATTATGGCGCAGAGGAGCTGTTAAAAGCTGCCGAGGCGCTAAACACGATTAAGGGCAGCATTGTGGCGGCTTACCGTAAACGCTGTAAGGCAAGCGCCGAGGAATTGGCGGCAATGATGGACGCAGAAACGTGGATGGGCGCAGCAGAGTGCCTGGAAAAAGGCTTTGTTGATGAAATCCAGGGCAGCGTCAGCCCTGTTTTAAACGGCAGTAGTCTTGTAGTGAACAGCGTTAACTTTAACATTAAAAATTTTAAAAATCAGGACGCGCTGAAAGCGTGCCTTAATAAAAAAGTGGAGGTAAAAAGTATGAACAACAAACTGGAGGCATTTTTAAATGGCCTTGGCTTGAAACTTGTTGACGAAAATCAGCCCACGGTACCGGTGCAGAATGTGGCGTCCCAGCTGCCTGCAGTGGACGCAGAACAGATTGCAAAGAATGCGGTGGAAGCTGAACGTCAGCGCGTAGCAGCACTGGAAGCGCTGGACAGTGGCGATAATCCAGCAGTGACGGCTATTATTGCCGAAGCAAAGAAAAACGGCAAAACTGCTGATGACGTGAAAACGTATGTTGATGCAGTAAAAACCGTTCCTGTCGTGCAGGATGCAGCACAGCAGCTTGTCGCTGATATGATTGGTGATAACAAAGCAAGCGGAGCAGAAGGCATTGGCACCGGGGCTGTTGATGAAGCCGCCTTGGAAAAAGCGGCAGACGCCAAAGCTATGGACGCTATGGCGCAGGTAATGAATAAAAAATTCGGAGGTGTAAAATAATGACTTATGTAGAAGAATTGCAGGGCGTACATTATGACGAACTTATCGGCGGCACGGCTGTAACCCCTATTATTAAAAACGTAACACTTTCCGGCGTTACAAAAGACACAGACCTTGCCCGTGGAACTCTGTTGGCGTTGGCACCTACAACCGGAAAATATTCTGTGCTTGTTAAACCGACTGGAACGGCAAACGATACAATGATTGCCAAAGCTGTTTTGGCAAAAGCTGTACACCAGGACGGAAGTGGCGATTTGGTAGTGCCAGTATACATTGCCGGTATGTTTAACCGCGAAAAACTGATTGTACCGGCAGAAGATACTGTCGAAGTACACGAAGAAGAATTGCGTGACGTTGGTATTTACCTGACCAGCGTTAAAGCGTAAAGGAGGCTTAACCGATGATTAACCTTGACGATACCAGAACCCTTTTAGGCGTAGTGGAGCGCAGCTTTAAACCTACCACTACCCTCGTTGATACCTTTTTCCCGGAAGTGCGCACCTTTGTTACAGAAACCGTTGAAATGGAATACCGTAAAGGCACGCGCAAAATGGCGCCGTTTGTAACTCCCGGCGCTAAAGGCGTAAATATGGCACGCAGCGGCAGCCAGCTGCGCGTATATAAAGCACCGCTGATGAAACCTAAACGCGTTATTGAAGCATCGGATATTATGCGCCGCGGATTTGGTGAAACCATTTACAGCCAGCGTACTCCGGCAGAACGTGCCCAGGCGCTGCGTGCTTACGATATGGCAGAACTGATTGACAGCATTGCCCGCCGCGAAGAATGGATGGCGGCGCAGGTGTTGCTTAATGGCAGCTGTCAGGTAGCCGGTTATGCAGATGACGGCAAGAGTACGATTATTGATACCATTACTTTTGACGGTTTCGATAACAAAATTACCATCAGCGGTAGCGGCTTAACTTGGGATAATACTACTACCGCAAAACCTTATGACGACATCGGAGACGCCTCCCAGACTATCCGCCGTAATGCGGGCCTGGTTCCGACCGTTGCTATTTGCTCCGCGAATGTAGCAAATTACCTGATTAACAATGAGCAGCTGCGGCAGTATATGCTTGTACCCAGCCGCGATAACCTGGCGCTCTTGTCTATTCAGCCGCGCCTCGTACGTCCGGAACTGATGCGCGTTGGTTATATCTCCGCACTGAGCCTTGACATTTACGCCTATGATGGTGGCTACGAAGATGAGGACGGAACCTTTACCCCGTACATTCCGGACGACCACATGATTATCGGCATTCCGGGCCGCGGCAAACGCCTGTACGGCGCAGTAACCCAGCTCGAAGCAGACCGTCAGTATTACACCTATGAAGGGCAGTACATCCCGAAAGTAACGGTTGACCTGGAAAGCGATACTTCGAGCCTTGCGATGAGCAGCCGCTGCGTGGTCTGCCCTGAATGGATGGACGACTGGGCTGTTCTTAAAGTTAAATAAGGGGGATTAAAGAATGAAAATCCGTGTTAAAAAGTTTAAACTGCGTTATGCAGGACTTACCTTTGGAGCAGGTGCGGAAATTGATATTCCGGCGGCAGAAGCCCAAAAGCTGGTAACGGCAAGCCCAGAGCAGTTTGAATATGTGCCGGATACGCCGGAAGAAGCCGCCGACAACGAAATCGGCGAGGAAAGCCTTAATCTGGACGGCATGACAGTGGCGCAGCTGAAAGAATTTGCCAAAGAAAACGGCATCGATATTGGCGAAGCTACTAAAAAGCAAGATATCATTGATGCCATTGTTGCGGCAGCAGAACCGCCGGAACCGGAAGGGCTTCCTGACGTAGACCTTAAGGACACTGTAAAATGAAAACCTTCAAAGAACAAATAGCGGCGGATAACGCCGCTATTTTTATCAACGACATGGAATTTGCTGATACACATGACCTGAATGGAACGGAATGTAAGGCTGTTGTACAGGATATCTCCGTTGCGGAAGCAGCGGAAGACTTCGGGCAGGCGTATACAGGCATTTATGGCAGCCGTGTACAGGTAAACTGTTTAAAGCAATCGCTGCCGGAGGTGCCTGTGCCGCTACAGGTATTTGTACTCGACGGCAAAATGTATCAAGTGGAGAGCTGTGCTGATGATATGGGCATCTTAACGATTCAGCTGGTGGTGCATGACCGATGATTGAAATATCTGTTGACCCACAATCGGTAGATACGGCAAGAAACTTGTTGGTCGCTTTCCCGCAGGAGATACATAAGGCTGCGGACGCGGCCATCAACCGTACAATTACCAAAGTACAGACGCAAGTTAGTAAGACGATCCGGGCGCGCTATGTCATTGCTGCCGGAGATATTAAGGCAGCGCTAAAAACAAAGAGAGCTCGCAGGGGGGAAGCCCGTGGCATGATTTTAGCGACAGGTAAAACCCTGCATTTCAGTAATTTTAGCGTCAGCGTCCGGAAACGGGGACCGGCAACGGTACGCGTACTCAAAGCAGGAAGCAGAAAGCCCGTTAAAGGGCTGTTTGTTCATGCAAAGAAAGGGCCGCTACATCGTACGCAGCCTGCCAGCTATCCCTTGCGCATACCCTATGGCCCCAGCGTACCGCAAATGTTCGGCAACGAGGAAACTATGAAAATCCTTATCCCTATTGCGGAGACGACGCTGCAAGAACGGTTTTTGCATGAAGTACAGTACCGGTATGGGAGGACATAATGACAACCATAGAACTTATGAATAACGTACAGGATTACCTGAAGATAGTCCTTGCGGATTACAGCACGACGCAGAAAGCAGGAGTGCGCCCAGTAGCCGTCTATGCTGGGTATCCGCCACTGCGGCTGCAGGCGGCGGAAAAAGAAAGCTATGTCTATGTACTGGCATTGGAATGGACAGATAAAGCGGATCATACTTTTAGCCAGGCGAAGATAGAAATCGGCTTCAGTATTTACGACGACGATACGGAACATGGCGTCTTGTCCCTGTATAACCTGATGGAGCATGTCCGGCAGGCCCTGTTGAAAAAGAGGACGCTAAACGGCAGGAACCGGCTGGAGCTGCCGCTGAAAGGGGAATTATGCGATGTACAGACGTTCCCACAGTGGCAGGGACGAATAGAAGCTATGTATACGATTGGCCAGCCTATAGAGGAGGAAATGGAATGGTAAGGAAAACGAAAAGCGCTGCGGCAGCAAAGCCCCAGCGCTTAATATATGTCGGCCCGACGCTGAAGGGCTATAAGCTAGTCCAATACCAGGTGTTTATTGGCGGATACCCGACGCATATTGACAATGTATTTGCCGAGTGTCCGCAAATAAAGCACTTGTTTGTGCCGGTTGCAGAACTGAACACAGCAGAATCGGATATTGCAAAAGCCGGTACGCCGCTGCACAAGTATTATACGTTAGCTGCGAAATGGGGAGTGAAGTAAATGGCATATAAACATGGCGTATATACGTCGGAAGTACCGACGTCGATTATTCCTGCCGTCAATACAACGGCAGGCTTACCGGTAGTATTTGGGACGGCTCCGGTGCATTTGGCAACGGACAGAGCGGCCGCCAATAAGCCGGTACTTTGTTACAGTTATGCCGAAGCTGTAGCCGCGTTTGGGTATAGTAAAGACTGGAAAAGCTATACGCTTTGCGAAGCTATATACAGCGAGTTTGCGCTGTATAACGTAGCGCCAGTCGTACTGGTCAATGTCCTGGACCCGGCGGTCCATAAGGAAGCGGTAACGGATAACGAGGTAACACTGACAAATAAGGCCGCAACGATAACCGACCCGGTATTGTTGGAAACGCTGAAAGTAAAAAAAGCCAGCGCAGGGCAGGCTTTAACGGAAGGGACGGACTATGAAGCAGCATATAATGACGATGGTGCGCTCGTTATTACAGTGCTTGAAGACGGAGAACTGGCTGAAGCTACAAGCGTATTCCTGGACTACGACAAAGTAGACCCGACAGCAGTAGATGCAGATGACATTATCGGCGGCATATCGGTCAGCGACGGGAGCCTCAAGGGGCTGGAAACGCTCAATCAGGTATTTCCTTTATTCGGGATGGTTCCCGGCATGGTAGCTGCACCCGGCTGGTCGGATAATCCCGAAGTAGCAGCCGTGATGAAATCCAAAGCCGGCAATATTAACAGCCATTTCAAAGCCAGCGTATTAGTGGATATTCCATGCGACAGCACCGGCGTTACCAAATATACAGACGTCAGCGCCTGGAAAACTAACAACAACTATACTGGCGAAGACATGGCTGTATGCTGGCCTATGGTGCGCATGGGCGATGACATATATCACTTGTCGACGCATGTAATGGGCGTGATTGGACAGACAGATGCGGACAATGATGATATTCCCTACGTCAGCCCGTCCAATCACGCTGCCCAGATCAACGGCTTGTGCCTGGCCGATGGGACGGAAGTTGTGCTGGGGCCGGATACCGGGGCCTATTTAAACGGCGAAGGCGTGATTACCTGCTTGAATTTTATCGGCGGTTGGAAAATTTGGGGAAACCGCACGGGCTGCTATCCTGCGAATACGGACCCCAAAGACGCCTTTTTGTCTATCCGCCGTATGTTTAACTGGCATGCGCAGACGTTTATCCAAACCTATTGGGCTAAAGTAGACGCGCCTATCAATAAACGCTTAATTCAAACGGTGGTAGACAGTGAAAACATCCGCTTGAATGGATTTGTAGCGCAAGGGGTATTGTTAGGCGGCCGGATAGAATTCCGGCAGGATGAAAATCCGACGACCAGCCTGTTAGACGGAATTATTACCTTCCATACGTATTTCACGCCGCCGACGCCGGCCCGTGAAATCGAAAACGTCATTGAATATGACCCGTCGTATTTTGAATCGTTGTTTGCATAGTAAGGGAGGAAGCGCGATATGAATGTACCAGAGAAGTTGATTAACTTCAGAGTATATGAAAACGGCAATGATCTTGTCGGGGTTGCTGACGTAGAATTGCCATCGCTGGAAACGATGACGGAAACCGTCAAAGGTGCAGGCGTTGCCGGAGAAGTAGACAGCCCTGTTATGGGGCATTTCGGCAGCATGGAGCTGACGCTGAACTGGCGGACACTGGAAAAGACAAATATCAAACTTGCCGTATTCGGCGGGGTGGCCCTGGATTTACGAGGTTCCCAGCAGGTATACGACAGTAACAGTGCCACATTAAAGACCATCGGCACGAAAGTGGTGATTCGGGGAATACCGAAAAACACCGAATTAGGGAAACTCGAAGTCGGAACGACAACCGATACGTCCAATGTAATTGAAGTAACCTATCTCAAGGTCGATATTGACGGGGAAACGGTGCTTGAAGTAGATAAGTATAATTTTATCTGCGTGATTAATGGCATGGATTATCTGGCCAGCGTCCGCGAAAATTTGGGATTGGCATAGGAGGGGCAACATATGATTATAAAAATTAAGCACCCTTTGAGGATTCAGGATAAAGAAGTAACAGAGTTAACGATTGATTTTGATAAGCTGACGGGCAATGATTTCATCATGGCGGAACAGGAAGTGCGGGCTATGGGAGATACGACGCCAACCGTATTTTTGTCCATGAAATTCCAGGCGGCCTTAGCGGCCCGGTGTCTTGGCGTGCCGGTAGACGATATATTGGCACTGCCAGGAAACGATTTCCGCAGCTTGATCGTTCCGATGACAAATTTTTTGCTGAATTAGGGATTCGTAACAGCCGGGAGATGAAGAAAGCGGCACTGGCCTTAGCTATGCAAAGCTATACGTCTGTCGGCTTTTATCTATCCCTGACTATTGAGGAACTAAATGAATACGCGGATTTGATAACGGAAATGCTGCATAAAAAATAGCCCCGCCTCTTTTAAGAGAACGGAGCTATTCGGCTTGTCGGTTAAAAAACGAATCGACAGCGGATTGAAGGACATTGCCCAGCAGGTACCCGATACCGCCCCAAACGAACAGGGACAAAGCAAAGACGAGCGAACCTGCCCAGGTTTCCATAAAGTTCATAGGGATGCCAAGCCAGGCGCATATCCCGTCGACAAGCAGAGAAATCAATCCGGTTGTCAGGAATCCGCCAATAAGGGCGGTGATGCCGGCGCAAGCGAGCGACCCAGCGATATGTACTAATTTTGAAAACATACGATCACCTTCTTTATGTTAAGTATATCATGTTTTGCGGAAGGAGGGTAGCATGGCAGGGGGGAAAGAATTTGAATTTGGCTTTAAAATTGCGGCCTTTCTTCAAGGGAACTTTAAAGCGTCTTTCGGCAGTGCCAATAAAGAAATCAGTGCACTGAATGAAAAGATACGGGAGAATAAAGCCCTGTTGAAAGCGGCGGAAAAAGACTATAAAGCCGGCACATTGAGCGAAGAGGCCTATAAGTCGACGACAACGGGGCTTACGGCAAGATTAGGCGAACTAAACGAACAGCAGCGTGCCGTGATGGAACGACAGGCTGGAATTAATAAGCTGGGCGCGAAATCCATGGGAGCATTTGCGAAAGGCGCCGCGTTGGTAGGTGCTGCGCAGGGCATGTTCTCGTTTACGCAAAGTGCCATACAATTTGAAAGCGCTATGGCCGATGTTCGTAAGACCGTAGATTTCGATACGCCGCAGCAGTTTAAACAAATGAGCAGTGATATTCTGGAGCTGTCGACCCGGCTGCCGATGACTGCGAATGGATTGGCCGCGATTGTCGCGGCCGGCGGCCAGTCCGGCATTGCACGGGATGAACTCACGTCATTTGCCGAATCTGCCGCAAAGATGGGCATTGCCTTTGACATCAGCGCAGATCAAGCCGGTGAGATGATGGCCAAATGGCGGACGGCATTCGGCATGAATCAAAAAGAAGTCATTACACTGGCAGACCAGGTAAATTATTTGTCAAATGTAACGGCTGCCAGCTCAAATGATATTTCCGATATTGTGACCCGCGTAGGACCGCTCGGTGAAGTGGCCGGGATCAATGCCGGGCAAATCGCCGCGTTAGGTGCTTCGATGGCCGGCGTCGGCGTGCAGTCGGAAATCGCGGCGACAGGTATTAAAAACATGGCGCTGGGTCTGGTATCGGGGGAATCGGCGACAAAAAGCCAGATAGCCGCATTTGCTAAATTAGGACTAAGCGCAACGGATGTTGCAAAACGGATGCAAGAAGATGCTCAAGGTACGATTATTGATGTGCTCACGCGATTAAGGCAGCTGCCAAAAGAAGTGCAGGCCTCTACGATGAAGGACCTGTTTGGCAGCGAATCGCTCTCTGCTATCGCGCCACTGCTTACGCAACTGGATACCTTACAAACAAACTTTAAGCGCGCCGGAGAAGCCGCACAATATGCGGGGAGCATGGAAAAAGAATTTGAAGCACGGGCAGGTACGACGGCTAATTCGCTGATTCTGATGAATAACCGGATGGATGCAGCCAAGATTGCCATTACCAACGGGTTATTGCCTGTCATCGTTCCCTTGGCGGAAGGCGTAGGCACGTTGGCGACGGCTATCGGCGGGGCGGCAATGCAATATCCTACGCTAACGAAAGCGATCGTCGTCGGTACGGCGGCCGTCATTGCCTTTGGCGCGGCGGGAAATTTTGCCAAGGGTATCTTTTACGGAGGCAAATGGCTGGCCGGAAGCATTTCCGTATTATTGAGGCACAACGCGCAGATTCGGCAGGGAATCATTCTGACGAGAGGCTGGGCCGTTGCGCAAACGGTATTTAACGGGGCGGCAGGAGCTACGAGAGCTGTCCTTGGCAGTCTTGGCGCAGGATTCAGGGCGTTGTGGGCCATTATTATGGCAAATCCATGGATGGCTTTGGCAGCCGTTGCTATTGGTGCAGGTCTGCTCATCTATAATAATTGGGATACCATCAAGCAGTGGTTTACGACCTTATGGGAGGACCCGGAACTGGCACTGCAGCAGTTTTGCGATGGTGTACGGAACTATTTAGGAGGCATTTTTGATTGGGTTTCTGAAAAATGGGAATCCTTGAAAAGTCTGCTGTCGTCGCCGATTTCCGGCAATGTGTCCATTGCTGCGAGTGGAGGCGGGCCAGTAGCGCAAAATGCGACAGGCGGCGTCTATCGCCGCGGTGCATTCCTGACCAGTTTTGCTGAAAAATCCGGGGAAAGCGCCATTCCCCATACGCCGAACCGCCGTAATATTGGCTTGTTGGCGCAGACAAACCGCATTATGGGAAATCCGTTGGGCCAGGGAACGAATATCACGGCGACGTTTGCCCCACAGATTACGGTGACAGGCGGCAGCGCAGATGTCGCGGCCATAGATACGCTGATGGAGCAAAAAATGCAGGAATTTGAAGCCCTGCTGAAACGGGTGGCGGCGCAGCAAAGGAGGCTGAGTTATGAATAATTAATTTATGTTTGTAGTTCAGACGAAATATAAAGCCGGACCACGTGAGTGATCCGGCAAGAAATTAAGCCTCTAAAGCGGTTACTTTATCGCGAAGGCGATGTATGTTTGTAAATAAATCGGCGGCAAATTCAAGCGCGACGCCTATATATTCGATATGTTTTTCTTTTGTGCGGCGATAACTTGTTAGGTTTTGAATCAAGCCGTCTAACGTTGCCGCTTCCTGCTCCAACTTTTTGATTTTCTGGTCAATACCATCGCCCTGTAGGCTGATGGCTTTTTCTGTGTCTGGGGCAGGGCAGGAAACTTTGAAATAATCCAGAATCACGTTTTTAACCTTCGAGTACAGATTCCGCAGCATGAGCAGGGAAACGACGGTATCCCGTGGGTACAGGACGACGCGAGACGCGCCAGTACGCAGATGGTTTTCGAGTTTGAAAACTTTCAGCGTATCGTCATTTAGTAATATGTGGCAAAGTTTATGCTTTTTCGCTTGTGTCAAAAGCGTCGCGTTCGATAATCCCGTCAGCTGCGCAAGATCTACGGACTGCATCATGATTTGGCCTTTGTAGGTAACCCGTTTGAGCACCGGTGCTGGCGTGGTTGGTTTCTGCCTGAGGGCTTCTTCCATTTGGTTGAAGGCCTGGATGTACTTTATTTTCCATTCGATGGCTTTCTGGCCGGTGAAGCCCATAACGAGCAACGAGAAGCCGTCGCGGTTCATGTAATATTCGGGGTACTGTTTACCCGTACCTGCGGAGTAACTCGTTTTATAGAACCAAGTAGTCACGGCTGAATTTTCAGCTTTGATATTTTCTATTGTTTGTAACACATTTTTATGTAATTTTCCAAAAAATTTAGCCACTTGACGACTAGAGGTAACTACTTGATTATTTTTTACTTCTACTAAGTTTTCCATGACAAAACCCCTTTCAAATATTTTTGAAAAGGAGCTCCCGCATATGCTATAATATTTCATAGGCGGAAACGCCTTGCGTAAATAGGGCATCGAAACTTTTCCAGGGTAGCGGTGCTCTATTTTAATTTGTAGACAAAAGCAAGTAAATGCCTTTACGAACAGCTTCAGCTTTGGTAATTGCGTTTTTTTCAGCATAAGCTTCCAATGCTTTGTTTGTTTCTGAATCAATTCTTACCTTTAGGTCAATGTTTTTAGGATTTACTGCTTTTGGTCTTCCTGTTCGTGGACTCATGTGTGTCACCTCACTTTTATTGAGTTCCAACAATTAAATAATACTTTAGTGAACACAAAAAGTCAAGAGGAAAATTTATTGGCTGCAAATGTGTTGCTAAAAAATGTTTCTTATACCACAAATATTGTTTTTTTGCAATATTTAATTTATAATAAAAATAAATAAGGGGGCTAAAGTAAAGTAAAGTAAAGTGAATGACTGTACTCAAAATGAAAGTGATAAAGTCCTTGCTCCTAAATATGGAATGTATGAAGCCAGTAAAATTCTGATATTGCGAATTGTAGCAACTTGGATATCGTTGTTAATTTTGTGGACAAATACCGAGAATGGTAAAGCATTTTTTAATACTTTAGCAGTTTTTGCCATTTCTCAGTTATTGTATGCAATCAGTATAAAGGCAGATAGTACTGTAAGGAAAGTATATAGCACTATTGTTATAATTATTGTTGCAATTATAGGGTTGGTAGCTATAGCTGGTTTAATTGGAGTTGCAGCCTTGGTTAGTACTGATGGTGGAAGTGTTATTTCTTTGGTGAAGTCAACTAATCAGATCACAGTTTGGGGAAGTGAATCCTTTATATATGTAATTGCAATTATATTACCTATTGCATATGCTTTTGAATGGGGAAGTAGTTGGTTTGCAAAAGGTGACATTACCGTAGAAAGGCGTGAGCAATATGATTATGCTGACAATCGTAATGGTAATTGCAACATACGTTGGGATAGTCATGTCTATTATTTTTAGATTAAATCAGAGTTGCGTATTGGAAGGGAGAGTCAAAATTGCTTTAGTATTGCCCTTCCTTCATTTTTTGATCATACCTGTTTTATTTATGATATTTTGCAAAGAAAAGAATCTCTTAGCAAGGTTTTACGTTGTTTGGCAGATGATATTAATATTTCCTATGGTATTGGCAATATTCTCTGCTCGCTTAGCTATACGTCAAAAAGAACAGCGTTTATGTAGATGTAATAAAAATGAAAACGAACAAGAAGATGTTACGATGTATCGGGAAACGTACAATGACGTATCTCAAAAGTTTGTATTTGCATAATTAAATCATTAATTCTCAGCTCAGCGATACGCTGGGCTTTTTTCATGCCCGAAAGGATGAATTTTTTGAAATAAGGAGGCTGAGTTATGGCTAATACATATACGACGGCCCAGGGCGATATGTGGGACAGCATAGCATACCGATTGTACGGCGATGAGGGCGGAATGAACGCATTGATAGCAGCGAATCCGTCATATATAGATGTCATGGTGTTTCCGGCGGGTGTCGTACTGTCCGTGCCGGATTATATAAAACCAACGGCCAACACATTGCCGCCCTGGAGGCGATGAAGAATGGTCAGACAAGTACAGGTATCCGTGTTATATAATGCGGCGGATATCTCGACTGATATCAATCAGTATCTCAAGTCTATGAATTACCGTGACGCTATGAGCGGCCAGGCTGACGACTTGCAGCTCTCGCTAGAAGATAGGGCCGGTATTTGGCAAAATGACTGGATGCCGGAAAAGGGCGCCGTACTGGACGTCAGCATGACAACGCTGTTTTGGAAAAGCGCCTATGAGCTGCCTGAAACGCTGCGGCTGGGGCTGTTTGAAATCGACGAAATTACAAGCAACGGCTACCCGTCGGAAGTTGGTATCAAAGCCGTATCGGTACCCTTCAATAATCAACTGCGCGGCGAGGTACATACGCGGAGCTGGGAAAAAGCAGAACTAAAAACTATCGCCAACGATATTGCGACAGCGGCGAACTTAAAGTTGTTTTATGATACGGAAGAAAATCCTGTTTTAGATCATTGTGAGCAATCAGAGCAATCCGACTTGTCGTTCCTGCTGCAGCTTTGCAACGATAACGGGCTGGCACTAAAAGTCAGCGACGGCCAGATCATTATCTTTGATGAAGCCAAGTATGAAACACAGGAGCCGGCTCTCACTATTGTAAAGCCCGGAACAGTGTATCCGCCGCCGAATCAAGAAGAATCAGAAGGTGATACAGAATCGGAAGAGGATACGATGATATATTTGCCATCTATCCTTTCGTACAGTTTGACGAGTAAGATTCGCGATATTTATTCGGCCTGTCATGTAAAATACCAGAGCAGCGATACAAAAGAAGTCATAGAAGCCACCTTTTCCGTCCCGGGAAAGACGGGGCCTACGCTGCAGGTGCGGGAACAGGTGGGGAGTGTGGCCGAGGCCGAACGGCTGGCGAAAAAGAAGCTCCGCGAACAAAATAAAGAAGAAGTGACCGGCAGTTTTTCTTTGCCGGGGTGTTTGCGGCTGGTAGCCGGGATTACGGTCAATTTATTGGGATTTGGCGTATATGACGGAAAGTACATCATTACGGAAGCGTCTCATGATATAGGAACCGGATATACGAGCAGTATCAATGTACGGAGGTGTTTAGATGGATATTAAACAGCTTGCCCGCGTCGGCGTCGTATCCAGCGTGGACGCGGCGGCAGGGACGGCAAGAGTGGCATTTACGGACTTAGATAATACGGTATCCCAAGACCTGCGTATCCTTACGCGGGGCAGCAAACAAGATAAAGACTATTGGATACCGGATATCGACGAACAAGTAGTATGCCTGATGCTGCCTAATACAAGCGGCCGCGGCGTTTGCGCCGGCGTAATTCTGGGTACGTTTTACAGCCGTACAGATGCGCCTGTAGAAAACAGTGCGGACGTGCGGGGGATTACCTTTGGCGATGGCTCTGTCGTCAGGCATGACCGCGGCAGCGGCAATATGACGATCCATGCGACAGGGAATATAGACCTGGTTGCCGATGGGAAGGTAACCATACAGGGCAGCACAGTGCATATCAATGAGTAAGGAGGCGGGTCATGGCACAAGCAACGCGATTGGGAGATAAGAACAGCGGACACGACACATGCCCGCCGGTAGCGCTTATGACGTCAAGCGAAACTGTGCATATTAACGGAAAAGGGGCGGGCCGAGTCGGCGATTCATACGAATCCCATAGCTGCGACACTCACAGCCCGCATGTAGGTGTAATCGCATCGGGGAGCAGCAGCGTATTTATCAATGGAAAAGCTGCAGCCCGTATCGGCGATCCCATCAGCTGCGGCGGTACCGTAGCGGAAGGAAGCGGCAATGTGTTTATTGGCGAATAGGTGATGCTATGTATGTAGGAAATTTTGGCGATATCCCTTTTGTTGTGGCCTCTGGCTATGTACGCACTTTTAGGGAGTACAGCCGTGAATCTGCTGGACGATGGACGAAACACGACATTATCGGACAAAAACCAGTGTTGGAATTTTTAGGGCCGGATGTCGAAAAGATTCGTTTTAAAATGATGTTCCGGGCAGATCAGGGCATGAATCCTGAAAAAGAAGTGCAACAGCTGCGTGAGCTGCGGGATACCGGCGAGGCTGACGTATTGATATTAGCCGGCGAGCCTGTAGGAGAGAACAGCTGGGTAATAGAAAGCATTGGCGAACAAGTGACGTTTTGGGATGCTAACGGGAATGTGTTGTCCGTTACCGTCGATGTGGCGTTGACAGAGTATGTAGAAAGGCTGGTGATATAAATGGATATGGCCTTGATTGCCGGGGTGAATACCGGCAGCGTTAACTTTGCGCCGGCAACGGAGTACGAGGAAATCATGCAAAACCTGCGGACGATACTGGCAACGCCAGTGTATAGCGTACCGCTAGACAGGGCGTTTGGCGTAGATATGGCGTACGTAGATAAACCGTTGCCGATAGCAAAAGCACACATCGAATCAGAAATTGTAAAAGCAATACGGCGCTATGAACCCCGCGTGACGGTTACTCATATCACGTGGGAAGGGAACGGTGAGGATGGTGCGCTGAAACCGAAAGTACAGGTGAGAATCAATGGAACTGCGTAATTTGCCGGAGATTGTATTTGTTTCCGGCAATAAAGATGAAATCATAGCGGAATTGACATCTTTATATAAAGACATAACCGGAAGAACGCTGGCTCAAGGCGATCCTATCCGGTTATTTTTATCGACTATCGCGGCGGCGGTTATACAATCGCGAGAATATATAAATTATACAGGCAAACAAAATTTACTGCGGTATGCTACAGGCGACGCATTGGATCATATCGGGGTATTGGTCGGAGCGGAACGGCTGCCGGCGTCAGCGGCTACAACGACGGTAAAAATTACATTATCTGAAGCACGGGCTACGTCTACCCTTGTACCTGCTGGTACGCGCATTACAGCAGGAGATAATGTCTTTTTTGCCCTGGAACAAGCAGTTACGATTATTGCCGGTGAAACGACAGCAATCGGCTCGGCCCAATGTACGATGGCAGGACCTATTGGAAATGGGTATTTGCCGGGGGAATTAGCGACGGTCGTGGATCAGGTGCCGTTTGTAGCGTCTATCGTCAATACAACGACATCTGAAGGCGGCGCAGATATTGAAGATGATGACAGCTTCCGGGAAGCTATCCATGAGGCGCCGGAACGATTCAGCTGCGCAGGTCCTGACGGAGCCTATGAATATTTTGCTAAACGGGCGTCGGCGCTTATTGCTGATGTTACGGTTACGTCGCCGCAGCCGGGGAAAGTACAGATAGTTCCTTTGCTAGATGGTGGGGAAATACCAGGAGAAGAGATACTGGATGCTGTACTTGAAGTATGTAATGACCGGACGGTGCGGCCGCTGACAGACCAGGTAACAGCCGTTGCCCCGACAAAAGTGGAATACGATCTCACCGCAACGTATTACATTGACAGGGAAAACGAAGCTAGTGCCGCGACAATCCAAATACAGGTTACGGCAGCTGTGGATGCGTTCGTATTATGGCAAAAAGAGCGGTTAGGAAGAGACATTAACCCTTCCGAATTTATCCGGCGTGTTATGGATGCGGGGGCAAAGCGTGTCGTCGTGACATCGCCCAATTACACGCCGGTAACAAGCAGTCAGGTAGCGATAGCTAAAACTATCAACGTGACGATGGGAGGGCTTGAAGATGCGTAAATTAAGCGACATCGTGTTGCAGGAAATTGCCCCGCCGAGTATCAACCGTGATAAAAATGTACAGGCCATTTGTGCGGCCATTGATGCTGAAATGCGAAATTTGGCCCAGCAGACGAGGCTCGTGTTGCTGCTCCCCAGGTTAGATGAACTGTCGGAAGAACTAGTAGACGAATTAGCCTGGCAGTATCATGTAGATTTTTATGATTATTCTGCGGACCTTACGAAAAAGAGAAATTTAGTACGGCAGGCTATTGCCTGGCATAAACGGAAAGGAACACCGGCAGCCGTAGAAGAAGTCTGTACGGCTGCGTTTAAAACCGCGAAAGTATTTGAAAACTGGGAATACGGCGGCGAGCCGTATCACTTTCAAGTACGACTTATCGAAGAAGGAATACCCAATCAGGCCGTAATTGATAGTCTAATTCGAGCAATCAATGAAACGAAGAATACCCGCAGCTGGTTAGACGGACTCAGTTTTTATCGGGAAATACAAGGCACCATTTATTATGGTGGGGTTGTCAATCAACACAAGAAAATAGAAATTTATCCGTCAGAATTTCATATGCCGGATATTTACTGCACGCAATATAAAGGCGGCGCGATTAGTATTTGCAGGAAGGTGGAAATAATATGCCAAATTGGAATGGAATAATTTTGACGAATAAAGGTAGAGTATTGCAGGCAAAAGTAGAAGCAGGGGAAACCTTGAACTTGACTAAGTTAAAGCTGGGAAGCGGCATTATTAGTGAAGGGCAGTCATTGGAAGCGTTGACCGATTTGATACGTCCGGAACAAAATTTAGGAATTGCGGCTAAAACAGCGATGGAAAATGGATTTACAAAAATTGAAGCAACGATTACTAATGCCGGGTTAGAAGAAGGATATTATGTACGAGAGCTCGGTGTATTTGCCCAAGACCCAGATGACGGGGAAATCCTATATGCTGTAACGACAGATACGGCCCCAGACTATCTTCCCGCCCAAGGCAGCGCAACTGTATTAAGTCAGGAATTTGCTGTTTACATTACCACAAGCAACGTCGATCACATAGAAGCAACTATAGACCCTACTGCTCTTGCAACAGTAGGGTTTGTTAATTTAGCGATTAATACGCATAATACCGATGCAAACGCTCATGCAAATCTTGCCTTGCTTATCAATGATGCGCTTGCGCCGACCGCCGACAATAACACATTAGTCAATTTACTATCAAATTTAGCAAATATGCTTACAAAAGTTACAGGGCAAAGCGACTGGAAAACAGGACCGGCGGCAAGCATTGCAGCTATTTTAAGTAATCTACAGGGCAATTTAGCGGTAAACTGGGACGGCAATAAATTTACCGTGCCGGCACTGGGAGCGTCCGGCCTGATGGCACAAAACGGCTATATAAACTTTGGCAAACTATTTGGCGGTCTAATTGTACAGTGGGGAACTGAAACTATCATCAATAACTCAGGCATTGCCGTAACTATGCCGCTTGCTTATCAAGATGCCACGTATAAAATTTTTGTCACTCACAACAACGGCACTTTATCGACTAGCGTAGTACCGCTGTCGGTCGGATATATTAACCCTACTTATTTTTATGTATCAAATAATGTCGGAGAAAACCCTAGCTTTTTCTGGGCTACGCTTGGCAAATGACGAGACAAATACTCAATCGGTCGTTGCCGGCTGTCTTGCGTTACGACAAATACGTAAGGCCGCCGCCTGTTGCCGGATAATTTTTTGATTGAACCGTAGCCATTAGGTTTACGCATAGTAACACATCCTTTTTAATCAACATTATACAGGAGGGCTAATATGGCAAATGTAGACTATTTGATTAAATTTGACGACGATGGCAACCGGGGTGAGACCCATGACGCCGTATTTATGACGGACGCTGAGATTGCAGAATATCAAGCAAAAGGATTTGTAGCAGTCAGTACAGCTGATTACAATAATCTGCTTGGCAACAACGCCGAGAATCAGCTGTATATCAGGCAAGCCGATGGGAGGTTTGTGCCCAAACCTGCCTACGTGCCGACAGCCGAAGAAACACAGGCGGCCAAGTTGTCCGAATTGGACAACGAATACGCGACTAAGTTAGAGGACAACAAAAACTCCATCATCGTCGCCGCCACGGTGGATCAAGACGAAGAGTACGCCGATCAGCTACGGCAGGAACGGCAGGCTTTACAAGCTGAATATGTTCAGAAAAGGAGTGAGCTGTAATGGAAACAATCAAAAAATGCTTTTTGTGTGGACGCCCAATGAAACAACAAGAAGGGCTTTTGTATGAGCTCTGCACAAATCCGGAATGTCCTCGTTCCCAGCCGCTTCCGGAGCCCAATAGTGCTACTGAAGGGGAT